TCATCTGCGTGAGTGTTCCCATGCAGGTGAAGGTGAACCGTGTCCCGGCGTTGGCCGCGGGAACGATCTTGCTCCGCCCATCGAGCAGGATCCGTTCCGCCGACCGGACCGGCGTCTCCCTCTCAAAGGGGGAGGCGTGGTAGAGCTCCACGGAGTCGAACGTCACGCTCATGACGGCACCCCCGCCTGGACCCGTTCATTCCGGGCTGCCTCCGCTGCGTCCCGCACCGCATCTCCCGCGGTGTAGTCCTTCGACAGGGTCGGGTTGTTGATGTTGATCGTGACGTTACTTCCCGCGGTGGCGGCCTGCGCGGCGGTCCCCTGGGAAATGGTCCGTCCGATCTCGAACTCCTTCTGGGCCCCGGCCACGTCCCCCACAAGCAGCTTCTCTCCCGCTGACATAAGGCGGTTGAACGCCAGGAAGTTCCGCAGCACCCACGCGACGGCGTCGATGGCCGGCTTCACTTCATTCAGGACGCCCGGAAGCTCCCGCAGGAGGGGCATCACGGCCAGGCCCAGCGTGTTCCAGAAGGTATCCAGGGCCATGTTCACCTCGTTCTGTTCCTTCTTGAACGCGGCTGCCGCCTTCACGTTCTCCGTCCCGATGATAAATCCCGCGTCGCGGGCGGCCTTGGCGAGGGCATCCCACTTCTCTGCGGAGACCCCCACCAGCTCGAGGACCGGCTTGTATTGTTTCCCGAAGATCTCCGCTGCAAGGGCGGCCCGCTGCATGGGATCCTCGACCTTCCCGAGGGCGTCCACCACGTCCCGGAAGATGTCCGCGGTCGGCCGGACCTTCCCTGCGGCGTCGGTCACGCTCACCCCCAGCTCTTCCAGGGCCTTCTTCGTGGCCGGGGTGCCCATGCCGATGTTCTTTGTCATCATCTCTGCGGCCGTGGCGATCCCGTCGAAGTCTGCCCCTACTGATCCGGAGATGTAGCGGAGCTCCTGCAATTCATCAGTGGACATGCCCGTTGTCCGGGAGAGATCATCGAGGCGATCAGCGAAATCCGCGGCCTTGCTGGCGGTCCCCCACATCATGGCGCCGACCGTGATCCCGACACCGGCCAATCCCAAACCTGTGGTAGCAAGGTCTCTCCAGCTCGTACCGAGCTTCTCAGTGCCTGCGATCTCCCCCGACAAGGTCATCTGGTGGCTTTCTTTGAGTCTCCCAGCACCAGCGAGAGCAGAGGCTATCCCTTCCCCTGTCATATCCTGGGAAATGATATCGTAGACCACCGATCCAATCGATCCGAGATTGAACCCCATCCCTCATCACCTCATCCTGACGTTAAACCACGCGATCCACCATGACTGCAGTTCCTCCGGGAGGTCGTAGAACTCACGGGGATCCCGGAACCCCATGTAGTGCAGGAAGCTCCCGTGCTTCTGCCCCTGCGGGCTCTGGGCGAAAGGAGGTCAGGGCCGCGATCCTCCTGAACCGCTCGCGCTGCCGTTCCACCCGCCGCTCGTAGAAGCCAGTGATCATCTCCACGGCGTCCAGGACGGCGTAGTCCGCCTTGTGCTCACGGAACCAGTCCCGGGTAAGGAGGGGGTTCGCCGCGACCATGTGGAGGGTCATGTAGGTGACCTCGTCCAGCGCCTCCAGGTCGTTCGGGTCCAGGGTCGCCTGCATCTTCACGAGCTCCTGGAGCTCCTCGAGCTGGGGGGCCGTGAGTCCCGTCCGGATGGCGAGCATGTTGCCGCCGCCGAGGTCGATCGTATCATAGGCGGTCCCCGTCCGCCGCTTGAGCATGTCGAGTTCGGCCTGCCACCGGTCCCGTTCCTCCTGGGTCTGGGCCTCCATCTTCTCGAAGAGGGGAGCGGCTGCCGCGAAGTGGGCATCGAGCTCTGCCCGGGTGGTGAACTTCTGCGTCATGCGCTCACGTAGGAGACCGTCAGGTCCGCGTCCACGTCCTGCATGGTGAAGGTCATCTCGTCCTTACCCTGCGCGTCCGGACCGGTGTGCTTGAACCCTCCCGCCGTGAAGAAGCAGTTCAGGGCCGTGATCACAATGTTCGCGGACCCGCTGTCCACCCGGGCGATCATGTCCCAGTACAGCGGCGCCCCGACACCTGCCGTGGAATCCCCCACAATCGAGGCGACCGTGATCGTCCCCGTCGCCGAGACGACCCCGTGATTGTAGGTGCCGTATGCCTGCTTGAAGACCTTCTTGCTGGTGGCGTATTCGCCGATCCCCAGCAGCCCCACGGAGACCTCCTCGGTGATGCCGTTCCCGTTCGCATCTTCACCCACGATGGTGATGACGCCGGCGGTGTCGATCTCCGCTGTCGCCACAGTGAGCCGGATCCGGCTTGGCGTGGCGATCACCGTGTCGGTATTGTCCACCCATCCGTCAGCCGTGATGGCCCGCCCGGACTTCAGCGTCTCCGCCGTCCCCGTGGTGGGGGTGTCCGTCATCAGGGCCACCAGGAGCTCCCCATCGATCTGGATCCGCTTCACGCTCCCCGTGAAGTCGAACGCACCTCCCATCTTGAACTGCCCGTACTTCCCCAGGCGGGGGCCGCTGGAGGCCACCGCCCTGGTCTTCTTGATGTCAACCTCGCCGGCGGCGATGACTCCTCCATTGTAGGAGAAGGTCGCCTGGGCGCCCGTGTATGCAAACTCGTCTGTCATTGTCTCTCATCCCTCCATTCATGTGTCCGTAATGCTGTACTCGAACCGGAACCGGCTCATCACGTGATAGACGGCCAGGTCCGGCTCGAAGGAGATGGCTTCCGCCATCTTCCCCCATCCCCAGGTGGTGGCTATCACGTCCGGGATCAGGACGGCCTCCACCCGGTTCATCGCGGTCTCCGCGTCCAGGTAGGACGTCTTGAACCACACGTCCACCTGGATGACGGCCGCCTGGTCCCGGGTCTTCTGGTCGAAGTACCCCAGCCGTTTCGTTCCCGTCTCGGAGTTCTGCAGCACCGTCACGCACGGGAACTGGTATCCCTGGGAGATGTGCCCGGGGAAGATGGCTGTCGCGCTCCCGAGCAGGGTGGTCAGGGCGGTGTCGGCCCGGAGGAGGTCGATGATGGCTGACGTGATCGCGGCCTTCACAGGGACACCTCCCGGCATACGCTCTTGATGTAGTCGGCCACTGCATCCTCCAGGAACTCTTTTGTCTTGTCCGACTCCGCGATCACCGCGTCCAGGATGTAGGGGCGGGGCGGCATCCCTCCCCCGGCCCGGCCCTGGTGCATCATCCCGCCCGCCACCATGCCAACGGATCGCCCCGCGGTCCCGTCATGCACAAAGGGGGCATAGTCCACGGTGGAGAACACGAACCCGGTCACGCGGCCCGCCTCCACCGAGACGTCACTGTCGATGTCCGCCCGGAGGCGGCCCGTGTCGTGGGGCGCCTTGTAGTAGGGGGACATGCCCGGGGTGCAGTTCTCCTTCGCCGTCCGCTCCACGTTCAGGGCGGCCTTCTTCATTCCCTTCTCCAGCGCGGGCGTGATGCCCTGGAGCTGGGCCAGCCGCCTCTTGAGTTCCCCGATGCTGATGGCGGTCACGATCACACCGTCCAGATGTTCGCGTTCCAGATCCAGAAGATGTCGAAGTCATCGTTGGCCGTGAGGGTGGTCGGGGCGACGGTCCCGTAGGCGGCGCTGGCGGTGTAGGCGGCCGTCTTCGCAGCGTTCTGCTTGACCCAGATCACGTCCCCCGCCGCCCCAAGTCTCCCCGGGAGGCCGAGTTTCTTCCCGGTCCCCACCTCAAGGATGTCCCCCGCCCCAATCCCGGTGCCGGAGTTCACTTTGACCTCCGTGATCTTCTCAAAGGGATAGTTGCCCGTTGCCACCTTCGCAGTGAAGCTGGCGAAGGTAAAGGTTTCAGTCTTCACCAGACCCAGTGACGTGATCCCCGTGACCGTGATATTGATCGCGGAGATCGAGTCGTCTGCATCCGTCAGGGCGAGGGTCACGTTCCGCCCGTAGTCCGGCTGCCCGTCCAGGGTGCAGGTCAGCGGTAGGGAGACGTTAAGATCCTCGTTGTCCACGATGGCGTCCACGTCCTCGGCGGCCACGTCCACCAGCTTGATGAACTCGGTGTCCCCGTAGACGGTCCGCGTTCCCGCATCCTCTATCTTGGTGGTGGTCGAGATCAGGTTCCCCGTGATCACGTTGTCCGTGGCGCCCGACATGACCCGCACCCCCAGGGGCGTGGTCCACGTCGAGATGAACGGCCGCATGATGTTCCCGAGCACCATGTTCCCGGACCCGCCAGCCGCGATCTTTACGCAGGGTTTATCGGCGTCATCGTAGACCGTGAGGGTGTTCCCCTCCACGATCCCTCCGGTGCCGTCCAAGAGGACGCACTGCGCATCCCCCGCACCGCCCGAGACGATAGTGATCTCGTTCCCGAGGACGCGGAGCCCTACGGACCCTCCGGTTAGCTGTTCGATCCCGCGGTTCGTGAATTTGCTGGCAACGACCACACCCCGGTCGATGTAGAGTTTTGCTATGTCGGTGAAGTCGCAGCTCTGGATGCGGTGGTTACCGGAGTTCCCCTCGATGAGGTAGGCACTTGAGTAGGTGAAGGCGCAGTTGATCAGTGTGAAGGTGTCCCGGACCGAGTGGACCCCATACTCTGACGTCGAGACGAACCGGCAGCGGAAGATGTCTGCATTCCACCCATAGATCCCCCATGACAGAGCTTTGAATGTGCAGTCCTGCACCTGCAGGGGCGTGGTAGTCGAGTTATCGATGCCGGTGGATGACGTCGCGGAGACCCCCGTGTTGTCGAAGGTGATCCGGCGGACCATCACGATCCCGGAGTTGTTCCCGGAGAGCTGGATTAGCTTGCTGTTAATGGAGTTCGCGCCGTGCTTGAACACGGTGCCCGCGCCCATGCCCTCGATCTCGATCCCCACCGTCCCCTGGTTCAGCACCATCGGCTTACTGTTCGTATTCACCGTGTAGGTGCCCTCCAAGAGGAGAATCTTCCCCCCCGCCGCGGGCATGGCCGGGATGACCGTGGTGGTGATGTAGTCCAGGGCGTCCGTGGCAGGGCAGACGAAGTCCACGTTGGTCTTGTCCGCGGAGTCCGATGCTGCTACCACAATGGTTGCGGGCCGCCGGTAGGCTCCGCCTGCGGTCGCCCACGAGTCATCATCCCGCAGGAACTTCCCGGAGGGTGTCCCCGTCTCCTTCACGCCGCCCCGCTTGGTGGTGGTGGGCGCCGCGAGGCGGTCCCCATCAATGCTCCCGGAAGTAATATCCCCGCCCGCGTGCGCGTGGGAGGCCGCCGCGAAGGCTGCCGCGTGCTGGTTGTCCACGGTATCCGCGTTCGTGGCTGCCGCCACCGCGGAGGTCACGTCCCCCCCACCATGGGTGTGAGAGGCATCCGCGAAGGCGGAGGCGTGCTCCCCGTCCACGGTGTTCGCGTCCCCCACCTGGGAGGTGATATCCCCCCCACCGTGCGTGTGGGAGGTCGCGGCCGCCCCCACGTC